GGGGGAAGGAAACTTTGCTTTCCGAGTTCAAGCAGACGAGGGCAACCTACGGATGAACCGATTCGGCCACTTGCAGATTCAAAACGATAACAATTCTCCCCTTGATGGAGAAACAATTGATTCTCCACTTTGGCAAATCGGCCAGCGAGATGGCGGTCAATTGGACATAGCGTTTGGTGCGCTTTCAACGCAGTTAGTAGCCGCCAGCGATGCTCTCCTTACTTTACAAAGAGGAAGCGCAACAGGACCAAAGCAAATTGGTTTTCTTGGGGCATCCCCTACCGCCGCAATTGACGACGGTGCAGGTAGTCCCCTTACGCCAATCACGCCTGCTCTTGTGACGCCTTCGGTCAATGAATCAACACTTGCCGCACGATTGGATGCTATTCTTGCAGGACTTCAGCAATTAGGATTATTCGCATGAGGTGAAAATATGGATAAATGGCTTGACGAATATGTGGAAAAAGTTATGGCTCAACAGGTCGTGACCAACAGTATTTTTAAGAAAAAGGTGAAAAAAAATGACTAAAAGAAAGGGAAAAATCGTATATCAGCCGCCGGAGCGGTGCTACACCAATGTGAACATTGAAGAGACACCTCATGGCTACAAGATTTATCGGATAGGTGAAACACGCCATTTCACAGTCATTCCTCTATCTGCCGCAAAAGAAGTCCTTTACAAAGGAGATTGAAACATGAACATTGAAACAATGCTACTGATAGCAACTGCTATTTTGGTTGATTTACTGATTCTTGCCGCCGCTGGAAAGTGGTTGCTTGGAAAGTGGAAAGAGATGAAGGCTGATGGCAAGGTCACGCTTGATGAAGTCCTTGATGTTGCCGACGAAGTGGTTGATAAGGTCAAAGAAACAATTGAAAAATTGGAAGGCGAAGAAGAATGAACGACGAACGGTTTAATTCTATTGAAGAAAGACTTGTTCTTCTTGAACAAGCCGTTTTTGAGTTGTCCACTATGGCGAAGTATCTCAAGTATGCCGCTGTTGCCCTGTTCGCTTCGCTTGGCGTTGATGTGCAGGGGGCCATGTGATGGCGTATTATTGCACTGCCGCTGATGTTGGCTCTCGCCTTGCTCTTGATAGCGCACAGCGCACACGAGCAACAAACCGACTAACCAGCGTGATTCGTCGTGCGACCATTGATATTGACCAAACCTTCCGTGATTATGGGCGTGATGTCCCAAGCGACCACATCGCTGAAACAACGCTTAATGGTGATATTAGCGCAGGTGCTACAACCATAAGTCTTACAGATGCTTCGGGCTTTTCAACCACCGGAAATGGAAATGTGGATGGTGATTCTTTCAAATGGACTGGGAAATCCTCAAATGACCTTACAGGTGTCACCGGCATTTCTTTTAGTCACTCTTCGGGAGTGACTGTGCAAGAAGGTGAAATGGCTCATGTCTTGCGTGAGATATGCGCTGACATCGCCGCCGCCTATTATCTTGAAGACGAGTCGCTGTTTCAAACGGCCAGCAAAGACGGAACAATCCGAGGAAATAACTTGCGAGAGCGAGGCTACATGAACCTCAAGCGGCTGGCCCACTTGGGGAGTGTGGACTAATGCGTGGTTTGCACATTAGCGATATGACCATGCGTGACTCGCATGGTTCTATGACTATTCGTGTTGATGCTTCGGAGTTCAATCGCGCTATGAATGCCACACAAGAGGATATTGCGGAAGCCATGTTCAAAGGAAGCGGTGAGGCTTTTTCTTACGCTAAAAGAATAACAGAAAATTATTTGCGAGGTTATGTCGGAATGGTTCCTCAAGCACACAAAGTTGCTAATTCGTTGGATTATGATAAAAGAAGAACAGGGCGTGAAGGTCGTGTTGTTCGTATTGAAGGTGATGATGTGGAGTTAAAGGCGTCGTTTGGAAGCCGAGGCCCGAATATACATGGTGGTGAAATTGGTATTGGTGTTCATACCAGTCCCGATGATAACGGACGACGATGGAATATAGCACAATCCTTGCAAGAAGGAATTAGCCCAAAAACATTTACTTGGAACTCAAGTGGTGCGGCTGAACACAGTCGTCAAGTTGGTCGCAAAGGAAGCAAAACGGCGTGGTTCCCCCGCCCTCCGTATTTTTATGGCTTCCCTGCCTTGGACTTCCTTGGTGTTGCCGAGCGAGCCTTTCAAGCAAGAATTAAAGGCGCAGTTGAGCGTGAAATGAAAAAGAGGGTTGGATGATGGCGATAGCAACAACAGAACAATTTTGGAATCATCGTTTGAACGGTGAAGACCCCACATCCCCTACGGGTGAAAACAACAACGCTTGGACGGCCACAGGAAGCGGCGCAAGCGAAGTGGACAAGTATTGGGTAGTCACCGACGCCCGATACAATGTGACGCCCACAACCGACGCTTATACGCTTTTTACGGTGCTTCAATACACCAGCACCCCAAGCAACGATGAAATCCTCATGTCTTTGGATAACGGGACAAAGAAAGTGGAGGTAAAGGTTTTTGGGACAAAAGTAAAGTTAGTTGGTGCTACAACAGTGACCAGCATTGACCTTGACCCATTGATGGCCGAAGAAAACCCTGTCCCCCTTGCTCTCCGATTGACGCTTGACGCTTCCGGCAACGCTCGTCTGTATCTGCGTGAAATGATTGAAGACGACGACGCACAAACGGTCTATCTATCGGTTGTTGGTGCAAGTGGTTCCTCTCGCAACATAGAATGGGGAAACAATAGCGGCAACATTAAGTGGGCCTCGGTGTATGCAACAGACAAGGGTGCTTTTTCCCCACTTGAGTTGGCCCCCTCCGACTTGGCTACCGACACCCTGCTTCGCATGGGTCTATCCATTGTGGAATCGCTTCGCAACAGTCGCAGGGCGCATCTCAAGACTTACCTTGATGCTGGCTCAATCCGATACGGCTATGACATCTCACAGGAAATGCTTTCCCGAAGCATACCGCCGTTTATTCATGTGTTGTTGCGTGGTCTTGGGTCGCCCACCTTTGCCGCCCTTGGTGGCGGTCGGATTGACCAAGAGTATGATGTTCTCATTTATGTCACCACCCGTGGTACAACCTATGAGGATGCTTACCGTTTGGGTCTTAACATTTTAGGTGAATGTTTTGATGAGTTATACACCACCACAGGTTTGAATGGAACGACGGACAGTCTCTATGAATATCAGTTGGAGTTGCAGACCCGAAGCGATGATGAAACAACGGTTTGCACACATTTGCTTACTTTGACTTACATGCGCCGTCTCAATATGCGACACCGATGAAACCATTAAATATCAACTCATCGGTAGTTGAAACACCGAGAAGGTGAATACATGAGCGGATTCAATAACCGATATGTTGGCATTGTTAAAGAAACATTGTATGGAATCGACCCCACTTCGGGTTATGTTTTTGGTGAAGTTGACGACGAGTCCATGAAGCACACCTACGATGTCATGCAACGAACGGATATGAGCCGCTACGGAACGGCCAAGTCCAACACGGGCAAAGAATACAGCGAAGGCGACATCAACATGGCTATGCTTCCCGACAATTTTTTGGGAACTGTTTTGACCGGTCTTTTCCCAACCGACACGGTGACTGGCTCAAGCCCAACCTACACCCACACTTTTACCGAGGCTGGAACAGACCGTTCTTTTACTATGAAAATTGGCCGTGAAGAAAAAGAACACACCTACACGGGCGTTGCCGTGGACAGCATGTCTGTGAGCGCAAACCTAAACGAGTATGCTATGATTTCTGCATCTTTTATGGGTAAAGCAGAAAGTGGACTTGCCGCTATTGGTGCTTCCAGTCCTTCCTTTAACACTGCTGACCCGCTTTACTTCGCTGACGCCAAGGTTTTCTTTAACGGAGATACCACCGCTTCCAACCTTGTGAAGTCCATCTCGTTTGACATCAACATGAACCGTGATGGAGACAACGCCTGTGGTCTTGGTGATGCAACTTACACGCGCCTTCCCCCATTCCAACGCCGTGAAGTGAGCGGAACCATTGAGTTCAACAAAATCATTCATACTGCCGCTGAAAGCGAACCAACATACGCTGAATTGACAGCCGCAGACGGGCTTGAATTTAACGGCAGTGGAGTTGAGTTGAAGGTTTCCTTTGGCGATGAATCAACTGCTGACATTTTGGTGTTTAACTTTTACAAAATCCGCTTTGAAGCACCCGACTCCAATGTGTCGGGCCGTGATACACAAACCATGACTGTGCCTTTCGTCGCTCTTTTCAGCCCCGATGATAGCAAGATGATGGATGTTGTCATGAACAACGCTCAATCAGCCGCATATTGAGGTGGTTTGAATGGCAAACAATGGCGGCACTGTGATTCCCGACAAGACCAAATTAACGGTCTTGTCCTTTGAGGGAACAGCCGCCGCTGTGACCACGGCCCTGCGAGCCGCAATCGCAAACGACGACATTATCATCAATGCGTCCACAAGCAGAAAGAAAGACAGCAACATTGTGGTCTGCACAGTTGTTGCCATTATAGCATAAGTGTAGTATTCCCCTAAAAGGAAAGAGAAGTGAGAAAAGAATGCCTGTATTGACAAAAGAATTTGAACTGGACGACGGAACAAAAATCACCTGCCGACAAGCAGGTGGTATGACCAAGTTAAGGATTGAGAACATCCAAGCGAAGGTTTTTCGCGAACACATGCACTTTGGCGTGGACACCAGCGAATGGACTGACGAACAACAAAAGCAATTTGCTGATGCTTTGGAGCGAGAAGGCGCAGGTCTTGAACATCAAATGCGAGAATGGATTCCAAAATCCATCGTTGAGCCAAAAGACTTTGACATTGATTCATTGACCAGCGAAGAGTTGCGAATGATTCTTGGATTCGTGCGTGGGGACGACCCGGATGGTGCGCCCCCTTTGGACAATTCTTCCGAGTAGCCCCGACGCTTTGCATGGCGTACAAGGGAACGCTTCCCTCGGAATTGTGGGACAGGTATGATTGTGAAGGCGGTCAAGAGCGCATGAGTATTGATTTGCTCGTTGCTATGGACATCAATGACAAAATCACCGATGCTACACAAAAGTCAAAGAAGAAGTTTGATGGTAAAGGTGCGGCATCCCGATTAAAACAAAGAAGGCAACAACGCCAATTATTAAACGACAACGAAACGGTGTCGTTATTGCAGGGCTTAGGCTTGCCCTTAGAGCGTAGCAAATAGTTGAGCGAGGGTTGAAGTTGATAGAAGCGTTATTCCTGTCCTTCATGCCTGTGGTGCTTCTTTTTGCCACAATGACCATGCTCGTTTTACGGGCTGGTGCATCCCGTATTTTCTTTGATGTAGTCGGTTCGTTCCAAGCCACGCGATTGATTGGAGACGCACAAGCCAAAATCACTGTGTTGCAGGGGTTGGTGCTTGACGGTTTGTCGGGTATCACAGAAGGCGTTGGATTGATAGCCGAACAACTTCAAGAGGTAGTTGACAGCACCGTTCCTCTTGCTCAAGAAATAGGCTACGCCCGCATTGAATTTGAAAAATTCGTTTCCGCCGCTGATGATGCCGAAGTTATGGGGCGACAGATTGAGAACCTCGGTTTGCAGTTTGGTTTCGCTGGTGACCAAGCCCTTGCCGCTGGTGCTAAAATGGCGCAGTTATCGTCGGTTGTCGGCGGTGGTGCGGCTATCCCTGCGGCCACCGAAATTGGTATTGCTTTCGGTATGGTCGGTGGCATGGAAACCGAAGAAGCCATGAAAAAGATGATTGCACTTCAACAGCAGACAGGCTTTATGTTTGGTGAATTGACAGAAGCACAATACAACCGTCTAACAGCAGAAGAAAAAGCGAATGTGGTTCGTAACAACAGCATTACACTTCTTAACCAACTGAACACCGTTGAAAACCGGTCGTCTGCAACGATGGCCCAAGTGACCTTCGTGATGAATCAATTCGCTTCTTCGGCTAAGTTGGCTGGCGACGAAATCACTTACATGGCGGCGGCATCTGCTACGCTGATTGAAGCCGGTGAGGAACAAGGAAAAGCCGGTCGTGCGCTCAAAATGATGTACGCTCGTCTTGGTGCTGACACGGGCAACAACAGCAAAATTTTGGAAAAATACGGTGTCGCTACAAAGGGCGCAAACGGTGAGTTGCGAACAATGAGTGACATTATCGGTGATGCTTCCGACGCTATCAACAAGTTGGCAAAAGACCAACAGGCACAGGCAAAAATGGAAATCGCACAGGCGATTGCTGGAAACGACCAC